GTATTCGTGCAACGCGCGCATGACTTCGCGCTCGCCCTGCGCTACGGCAGAAGGCGACAATTCATAGATACCGATCAAGAATGGCGGCTCGCGCTCCAGCGCAATAAATATGAAGCGGTCAGCTTCAAAGCCCCCAGGCGCGGCCTTCACGCCATGCCGGTAAAATGCTTCCTGCCAATGGTGGCGGTAATTGCCGGCGCTTTTGGCAAACTCGGGCGGGCTGGCATCAACAGTGGTTTTTAGGTCCACAATAATGCGCTGATCACGGCGCAGGCCATCCACACGCCCCCGGCAAAGCAGGCCAGTCGCATCGTTTTGCCAGAATACAGACGCTTCCGGCTCCAGCCCAGGCGCCAGCAATTCGCGCGCCGTAGGGTGCGCCATTACCGCGTCTCGGATGGTCGCCAGTTCGTCAAACTCGGCCACCTTTAGCAGCGTCTTTCCAGACGCTGCCTCTTCCTCTTTCCAGTCCTTCGTGCCGCGCCGCTCAAGCATGGTGCGGGCATAGCGCGCGTCAAACTTGTGAGGTTCCAACAAGGCGCTATGGATTAGCCGCCCGGCATTCATAGCTGCGCTGTCTTTGGACGGCACCAGCGCCTTTGCTGGAGCCTCTGCAAACCGCTTTAGGACGCTGCACGATACCGCCTTGGTCGCGCGGTAATCGGCGTCGGGCAGATCAAGGTAAATGCCGGCCCGCAGCTCGGCGGCGATTTGGTTAGCGGCGGTCATGCTGCACCGCCTTGACGCTTAATTGCGGCGTCAAAGAAATCCAGAATGTCCAGGCTTTCATCGCCAAGCGCGGTGCCTTGCCGCGTGTTTGTCCAATGCTGGCGCGCGGCTTCCATATCCAGAAAGCGGCAACCAGCTTTGATGAAATAGCCTTCCTTGCAATGCCACAGGAAAAACTCATAACTATCTGACCGCGTGGCGCGGCGCAGAATGCCGATGGCGGTCTTGTCGTTGATCTTGGCGCCGACAAGGTAGGCGCCGCCAAGGTTGGCGCCGACAAGGACGGCGTCGGCAAGGTTGGCGCCGCCAAGGTCGGCGCCGCCAAGGACGGCGTCGGCAAGGTTGGCGCCGACAAGGTAGGCGCCGCCAAGGTTGGCGTCGGCAAGGTTGGCGCCGACAAGGTTGGCGTCGGCAAGGACGGCGTCGGCAAGGTTGGCGCCGCCAAGGTCGGCGCCGCCAAGGTTGGCGCCGACAAGGTTGGCGCCGCTAAGGTTGGCGCCGACAAGGTTGGCGTCGGCAAGGTTGGCGTCGGCAAGGTTGGCGCGCTTTCCGCCTTTGCTTTCAAGCCATAGCTTATGCTCCGCCAATACGGCGGCGATTTCTTCCTTGGTCATTGTCCATCTCCAAAAAGTGATAGCTGCCCGACATCCGGGATCAGCACTTGCGCGCCGCTCGCCCTTAATAGCGCCTCAATGGCCGCAGCTTGCGCGCGGCATTGCGCGGCATTATCGCGGCACTGTTCGGCCCGGTCGGTATCGCCGAAGCCGTCATACCGCGCCGCAGATGCTTCAAAATGGCGGGCATCAAGGATGCGCTGTGCATGTAGCGCAGCGACAATAAAGACATGATCCGGCGTCATGTCAGAAATCCCGGCGCGCGTTCGCGGCATCAATCGCCCGGTAAAAGGCGCCGTTCGCGGCGCCATCTTCCGCCTTGCGCTCAACCTCATTGGTCAGGGTGCCGGCGGCTTCCACAAGCTGATCAAGCGCGTAGTCAATCGCCTCGGATGCGTCTTGGCTGGGAGCGGCGGCGCTGATTGCCAGAAGCTGCGACACCATGTGTTCAAATTGCAGCATGTCAGCCCATGCGCGGGTCGCGGCTTCGTGCCAGTTGCCTTTCCGGTCATTCGGGCACTTTTCCAAGCGGGTGCGATAGCCTGCCAGCGTAACCAGCGCTTCATGCTGCGCGGGCGGTTCGGGCGGTTGAATTGGCAGAAGATTGAGCATTGTGCTTCCCTCGTTTATTCCGCGCCACCATCGGCGGGGATGGGTGGACCCTATGCCTCACGGCGCGTAGTGTCAAGAAAAAAAGTTTCCATCACCGGCAATTTTTTTTCTTGACAGGCTTCCCGGTTTTGGGCAGGGTTCCGGCCCATGACCATTTCAGACCTCATAGCCCGCGCCGGCGGGCGGAAGCACCTGGCCGAACGCCTCGGATCGAGCGAAAAGGCCGTTTACATGTGGACCCGCAAAGGCGTCCCCCACAAGCATCACGCCCGGCTGCGCGCCATGCTCCGGCGCCGCGTTGCGCCTGGCGCGCTGGCGGTGGCGCTGGAATGGAGGCCGGCCCGTGGGTAGCTTCTGGCGCGAAATCGCGACCAATCAAGATCGCTTGACGCCATCGGAGGATGCCCTTGTATGGCGGTTGCGGGGTCAAAACATGCCATGGGACAAGATCGAGCGCCGCATTAAAAACACGCGCGCCATTGCGGGGGGTGAATGCTTTGGGCCGGCGCCGCACACTATTTTGCGCGCCTGCCTGATGTGCCGTGATGATTTCCAAGCAAAAAGCAAATTCCAGCGCATGTGCGAACGTTGCAGAAAGAGGACAGCATGAACCAGCATAATGGCGTTTGGACGCCAGATCGCGACGCGCAATTGCGCGCGCTTTGGGATGCAGGCCATACCGGGACGGACATCGCGCAGCGCATGTGCGCCACCAAGAACAGCATCATTGGCCGGGTGCATCGCTTGAAGCTGGCGCCGCGCGTGTCGCCCATTGCGACTATCACGCGGCCTTGGACGGAAGAGGAAGACGCGTGGCTGACGCAGCTTTACGGCGGTTTTCTTAACGTTGATCAGATTGGCCAGAAGCTTGACCGCAGCCCGGCGTCTATACGATATCGGGCAGTGCATCTTGGCCTTGTGTCTAAAAAGGGTTCAGCCGAGCATCGTGCCCGGCTGAGCGGCGCGCAACAAAAGAGGACATCCCCTGTCCAGCGCGCCGCAAAAACCAGCGCAGCGCCTCCCTCTGCGCGTGGTGGCCGGGCGTCCTTTCCTCCGCCCGGCGCTAACTTGCCCGGCGCTGATCCGCTTCAAGCGTTGCATCAGCGCCGGGTCTTTTCAGAGAAGCAGTGCAAGATGGTGGTAAGCGGCGATGATGAACCGCTGCGCTTCTGTTCTGAGCCGGTCATTGCCAACGCCAGGGGTCAGAATTGCGCTTCGCCGTATTGTTTGGCGCATTACCGCGCCGCGTACATCGGCACAAACAAAGACTTGGGCAATCCTGGCCCGGCTAGGTGGGCGTGATGAAAGACATTCGGGTAATCGTCACCGTCAAGAATGCGGTGATGCTTCGCGCAATGGATCAAGCGGGCTTCAGCACCGCGATTGAATTGGCGCGGGCATCTGGCGTGAACAACACCACAGTCGGGCTTTATCTCAACCTGAAATTAGCGCCATACACGCCAAGCGGCGAATTGCGAGATAGCATTGTCCGCATAGGGTATGCCCTAAAGCGGTTGCCAGAAGATTTATTCCCGGCGCCATTTTTGCGCCGCGCGCTGCAAACAAACCGCGTCACGCGCGACGTTGATGCCGAGAGCCTGCCGGCATTGATGGCCACGGCGCCGCCTTCGATCGCCTATGATCCTGAGCGCAGCTTTATCGTGAAAGAAGCGGTTGACTCGCTGATGGTCGCCCTTGAGTCGATGAAGACTATGGACGGCAAAAGCGACGCGCGCGGCATTGCGGTTGTAAAGCATTACTACGGATTGGAAGGCGGCGAGCCTTCCACGCTTGAGGCAACCGCCAAGCATTTCGGAGTGACGCGCGAGCGGGTGCGGCAGATTTTGCATAGGGTGGAATGGCGGCTAAAGCACAAGCTGAACTCGCCCAAATATGAAGACGCAAAGCGCGCGATGTTGGAGATGATGTTCCGTAGTAATGCTTTACAACCGCAATGCCGCGCGCGTCGCTTTTGCCGTCCAATGATCAAGTGCATTTCCGGCTGGTGGTATCTGGTAGGGCTTGGCGCCTTCCATGGCCGCCCGTTCCCGACGCGCGCTGATGCGGCGGAAGCGTTGCGGGCGCTGGGGGCGCAGGCTCCATGATAGTCGCCCTGACCTTCACGCTATGCCTTGGCGCGCAATGCGAGCCGGGCATACAATTCCAGCGCGCGGCAGGCACTGGCGAGGCCCGCGCTTGCCGGATGGCTTTCGATTTCGCGCGATCCCGCGCGCATCCTGACGCGACGTTTCGGGATGTGGAATGCAAAGAACAGGAGAGAAAGAAATGAGTGATCAAGAGCGAAGCGCGGGCCAATTTGTTGGAGCAAGCGCATATGGGCAAGCGCAACGGCCTTTCCAGCCAACACCAGAAGAAATAGCAGAATGGCGGAAAAAGGAAGAAGAGCAACGCAAAGTCTACGCTGAGCAACAGCGCAAACAAGCCCGCGCCGAATTGCGCGACCGCTTTGCTGCCGCTGCGCTGACGGGGTTGCTTGTGGCAGGCGATAATTTTGCACAAGTTTACAACCGCGATGAAATGGCGATTGAGGCATGGAATCAAGCCGACGCCATGCTAAAGGCGCGCGGCGATGACTGACACCCGCGCGCAGCTTCGCGCCGTGCTGGTTGTGGCCATCGCAGCCATAGCAGCAGCCTTCGCCGTGCATGTGACCGCACGGCTGAACGACATTCTGACAATCCTGGAGGGGATGAAATGAGACACAACCGCACAATCCGCGAAAAGGCGCGCCAGTATGGCGAGGCAGCGATTGCGCTTGCCATGATGGCCGGCGCGTCCTTCGCTGGCGCAGGCGCCGCGCATTGGGTGTTTGGGCCATGAGTGACATCATATTGGCGATTTATATTTCTGCGCTTTTGGGTGCCTGCATTTGGGGTTCGGCGCCTTTTTTACTGAAGGCGGTGCTGGGATGAGCAACTTCGAAAAGTTCGACGCGATCATGTCGCGATTGATTGGCATTGCGGTGATCGGGTTTGGCTTTGGTGTCATTGGCTGGGGCGTCATTATCGGGATGCTTTGGATACACAAGGTGGTGTTGTCATGAAGGAGGATAAGATGGACAAAGACTGGATTGCTCTTTTTGTTGCTGGGGTTGTGGTGTGGGGGCTTTTGGCCTTCGCAGTAACAGCAGCGGCATTGGCCGTCGGCTCTTGGCGGTGGGCACTATCATGACCGCCGACCCCCAGCGCAAACTTAAAGAAAGATTGGCCTTGGCTGTACAAACGGGCGAACACCCAATCCGTATCTCGATCATAAAATCTATGATAGATGTCGGTATTACAGACCGTGATCTAAGAGGCCGCAAGCGCCGCGCGCAACCCGAAGCCGCTATCCAGCGCGCCATCATCGCGCGGCTGAAACTGTCCGGCATTGTGTGCCACCACTCGCCCAACGCAGCCAAGCGCAGCGTGATGGGCGGACGGCGCATCAAGGCTGACGGCATGATAACCGGCTGGCCTGACCTAATCGTAATCGGACCGGAAGGGCTGGTGGCGTTTCTGGAGGTGAAGGCGCCGGGCGGTAAGCCATCGCCAGCGCAAGCTGAGATTGGCGAAATGTTGAGGCGCATGGGGCACACATGGGCCGTGGTGCGGTCGCAGGAGCAAGCCGTAACATGGCTGCAAGCATGGGGATGGGACGTGAAATGAGTTCACATTGGAAGAAAAAGCGGAATTGCCGCACGTGTCGTTTTGCAAGCGCGACAGACAAAGAGCGTTCATATACGCCTGGCTTTGTTCATCGGTGCTTATTCCCAACCGATCAACTAGATTGGCCAGTGTTGCCGAGTAGCCTGACCGGGGCTTATGGCGTGGTATCTATATTGGACAACATAAAGAGTGGCCGTGCCAAGAAATCGGTCAACATTCGTGATGCCAGAGAAGGTGAAAGCTGCCCAAAATGGGAACAATGGGAGGTTTCAAAATGATTGACTGGAACAAGCCGATTGAGACGGTGGACGGGCGGAAGGCGCGCGTGATAGAGCACTTGCCGGACCCGCCAGGAGACCCAAACGATGAGGGGTATTTCGTGCCAAGGATGGTATGGGTCGAAAGCGCAAGAGCCCACGGTTTTGGCGATGTCTTCCTTGTGACTGATCGGGGCGTCCGCTGCGATGATACCGCTTGGCGCGCCCGGTCTTCAGTGCCGCAAATTCGTGAGCCGTTCATCCGCAACGTGCGGGGGAAGCGCGAGGGGTGGGTGAACATTTACGACGTGCATAAGACTGAGGCGGCGGCAATACAATGCCGCAGCCAAAATGAAGGCGTTGTTACGCGCTTTGTAAGATGGGAGGAATGACCGCCCCGCCCTACCCTCCGCCCATGACAACGCTGGACTTCGGCCCGGAGCCGCATAGCGAAGTGACGCAATGGGTCAAGCGCGTGTTTGAAACGCTGCAAGAGCGCGAGCCTGATCCGGTGGAAGACGCGGAACGGGCGGCGCATTTCGAGACATGGAAGGCGAAGCAGATAAAATGACCCTCGCCGCGTCCGCCCAATGGCTGGCGGAAGAAATGGGCCTGCCCGTTTTCCCGTGCGATGAACACAAGCGCCCGATGACGGCGCACGGCTTTCGCGATGCGACACGCGACCCGGAGACAATCCGGCGCAGCTTCCGCAATGCCGCGATGATCGGCATCCCCACGGGCGAGGCGTCCGGGTTTTTCGTGTTGGACCTGGATTGCAAAAACGGCGCCCAAGGCCTGGAATGGCTGGCAGCGCATGAAGCGCGCCTGCCCCAGACGCGCCGACACCGGACCCGGAGCGGCGGCGTTCACCTGCTTTTCGCCATGCCTGCCGGTCGGGCGATCCGCAACAGCGCGTCCCGCGTCGGGCCGGGCGTGGATGTTCGCGGGACCGGCGGCTACATCATTGCGCCGCCAAGCGATGGCTATGACGTGGTTGACCCCGCCACTATTGCCGATGCGCCCGCGTGGTTGTTGGATCTGATAGACCCGCCCGCCGCGCCAGCGCAGCCCATAGCGCCGCGCCAGCCAAGCCCGCCCCGCCAATCTGGCGACGGCACCCGATACGGCCTGCAAGCCTTGGACAACGAGTGCCAGGCGATCATGAGCGCCCCGGACGGCGCCAAGCATGACACGCTCAATCGCGCGGCATTCTCGATCGGCGGCCTAGTCGCAGCCGGCGAATTGGCAGAAGGCCCGGCGCTTCATGCGCTCGCGTCCGCATTGGCCGGGATAGCCTCACGCTGCGAGGATTACCCGGCAGCGCAGAAAACCCTAGGCGCCGCGTTTCGCGCTGGCATGGCCAAGCCGCGCGCCGCGCCAGCCCCCATGATCCGGCGGACCATTGTCGAGGAATACATGCCGCGCGCTGATGAACCGCCGCCGCGCGACCATGCGCCGGACCATTGGAGCGCAGAACCTGACCCGGAGCCGCCGCAGATTGAGGTGGAGAAGGTAGCCCCCGACGCGCCCGGCACCGGCCTGCCGTTGGTCTATTTCCAAGATGTCGAACCCGCCTTAACCGGAGATGATTTTGTTGAGGGCTTGCTGATCCGGGCCGCAATGTCAGTCTTCTATGGCCCGTCAAACTGCGGCAAGACGTTCTTTGCCTGCGACCTAGCGCTGCATGTGGCCACGGGCAAGCCCTGGAACGGGCGAGAGGTAGCCCAAGGTGGGGTGATCTATTGCGCTTTGGAAGGTAGCCACGGCATCCGTAACCGCGTGGCAGCATGGGCAAAGCATTACGGGGTGGAAGGCGCCCCGATCCCCTTTGCCATTATCCCGGTCGCCTTGGACTTGCTGAACCCAGAGGCGGACACGTCCCGGTTAATCGCGGCCATTCAGGAAGCCGCTGCCAAGATGGGCTGGAATGTGGCCCTTGTGGTGATGGATACCCTTTCCCGCGCCATGGCCGGGGGCAACGAGAACGCCCCGGAAGATATGGGCTCTTTGGTCATGAATAGCGACCGGATTCGGCAGGCAACCGGCGCGCATGTGGCCTGGATACACCATTCAGGCAAGGACCAAGCCCAAGGCGCGCGGGGACATAGCCTGCTACGCGCCGCCACTGACACCGAGATCGAGATAAGCCGCCCCGACGCCAATAGCCCATCCACCGCCCGCGTGACCAAGCAACGCGAGCTTGAGATTGACGGGGCTTGGACCTTCAGCCTAGAACGCATTGACCTCGGCACCAATCATCGCGGCAAGCCGGTCACAAGCTGCATCGTGACCCCAGCCGAGACGATGGCCCAGGAAGCCCGCGCAAGCCTCACCAATGGCGAGGCCATGGCCCTGCGCATCCTGGAAAATGTGATGGCATTGCGGCCCGTTGAAGTGCCTTATCAAGCCGCGCAATCAGGCGTGAAGGCTGCCACAACAAAACACGCATGGCGGGAAGAATTTTACGCCCGCTCAACCGCAGATAAGCAAGACACAAAGAAAACAGCATTTAACCGCGCCATAGAGGGGCTGGAGCGAAAGGGTAAAATCGGGGTGCATTATGATGTCATTTGGGCAGTCTAAAATGGTAATCGCGCGCAATCAACTATCACTTTTTGACCCCCAAAATGGCCGGGACATTGCCGGGACAAATCGGGACAATCGGGACATTTTGACCGGCGGCGAGGGCCATGAACCGGGACATTCTGGAACCCCCCCCCTTAAGGGGGGGGTCCAATGTCCCGATGGCTCGGGGTCTGGAATGTCCCGGCCCCCAAGTCCCGACGCCAAAGCGTTAGAAAGGCGCAACGACAGGCGAGCAGTCTTTGCGGCATGGAAAGCCGAGTGCCGGCGCTATGACGCCGAGGGCAGGCAGGATGAACTGCCGCCGCTGCCCGACGGATATGTGTCGCAGGGCATGGCCAGACTGCAACGCGAAACCAAGGAGCATCGCAAATGGCGCTAGACCCGGCGGACGTGGCCCGGCGCCACGTGGATGAAGAACTGATGGAAATCGCCTTGGTGAAGGCTAACGAGGCCCTACGCGGGCTTGAAATGGCCCAAGAGCAACCAGACAAGGATTACTTGACCGCCAAGGCCGAGCGGTGGCAGAAATGGGAAGCTACAGCCCGGAAGCAGATGGAGCTAAAGCAATGATTGACTGGCAGCCTATTGAGACCGCGCCGAAGCAAGGCAAAGTGATGGTTTGCGCCGAATTGGCCACGGTCTTCATGCTGAGGCTGGCTTGGTACAAGACCCCGGAAGACGTGGAGCAGCTAGGCGCCCCCCCGGAACACGTAGGCTGGTGGTCGTTTTACCTGTCATGCGGCAGCGAGAAGCTATCCTGGGAGCCCACGCATTGGGCAGTTTGGGAGCCGCCAAACCAATGAACAACCCTCCGCGCGCGGCCAAACGGGGCAGGGGTCGCCCTGAAAGGCAAATAGAGCCCGATTTCGGGCCGATACAAGGCTTTTTGGCGGGTAGAGTGCTACTAGGCTACCGGACAGACCCGGAAGCGCCATCAGCGCCCGCGATACGCGCCGCAAGCCGGAAGGTGATTTATCACCAGCTTTGGGTGATCGGTTTTCTGACGGACGAGCATCACGAAGCGGCGGACCGATACCTTCACCGGCTGGAGGTGGCGGACGGGGCTAAGGCAAGCGCGCGCGGCGGTGGCGGTGGCGGATATGGCCCGACCATGGGGCAGGTAGCGGCGCTGGCCGATCTGAGGCTGGCCGATGCCGCTATCGGAAGCCGCTTTTTGGTCGCGCAAATTCGGATGGCGATTATGGGCAAAGATGATGCGGGCAACGAGGGATGGCCGCCTGGCCTGGCGCCTGAAGCGTTCCGGGCCGCGCTGAGCAGAATGGCAGCGGTTTGGGGGATGTGATGCTGGTCTGGTTTTTATTGATTGCGCCTCAAAGCGCGGTTTGGGCCTATTACGGGCACGATACGCTCGCCGGCGCTTTGTTGGCGTTAGCGGCGCTGCCAGCAGCCATGAAATGGGTTTTTCGATTGTAAAAAAAATCGCGCGCCCTGCATTTTTTCGCTTGACGTGCCGGACCAATGGTCCTACAAAGGGACATCAGCAAGGGCAATCAAGCCCGGCTGCGAGAGAATAGACCGATGGCCAATCAATCAAATCGCGCTCAAATCCGCCAAGATGGCTCCGAGGTTGTGCTGACGTACGCTGATCCCATGACTGGCGAGCAAATTGTGCGGCGTTTTTATGCGCCAGCAAATGGCGGCTATGTGCGCGATCAGTCCGGCCGGCAGATTTGCCAGGGCTTAAGCCATCGCGGCAACACGCTGGTTTTGACCGGCGGTAATAGCCTCATCTCGCTGATCCGTCGTGAGTGGCAGGTAGCGCGCCGCGCAGAAACGCGTTTTCTTGCAGCGTAAGGGGCCGCGCCATGACCAGCACGAAAGAGCTTGAGCAGCTTGTAAACCTAATGCGCGCTACAGGCGCCAAAGTGCAAGTCAAGCATGACGCAAACGGCTATATCGACACAATCCAAATTGCTCAGCTTGTCCCCAAAGCTGGACGCCGCACCATTGGGCCCTATCCAATGAGCCCTATTGCTGCCGCCGAAGCAATGCGCGGGTACCTCAACGCATGACCCCTGACCAATTCCGCGCCGCCCTTGCCGACCTTGGGCTATCCCAGGTCGGCTTTGCGCGCTTGGCCTTGGTGGACGCCCGCACCGTGCGCCGATGGTGCGACGGGACAAGGGCCGTGCCGGGGCCGGTGGTGGCGCTGCTGGAGCGCTGCCGCATATGGAACGCGTTTCTGCAAGATAACCCGGCACCGCGCCGGGACTGAATGCCCCTTGGAAGCTTCAACGCTGGCGCCCGGCTGGCGGATCGACCTGACCAGCGCGACCCCGAAAGGGCGAGCGTCAACACGGCCCAAGGGGTTGTCACAATCCCGTGATGGTCAGGACCGGGCAATTTTGAAAGGAGCGACATGATACCCCTATTCGGCAATGCGACCGTCCTTTGGACTGAGCGCGAAATCGAAGAACGCGACGCGCTGATCCGGCTGATTGCCGTGATTGTGCGGGACGCTTGGCAGGCGCTTAACCCTGCCGTGACTATGCTCCGGGTCGAGACGCCAATCCTTACGCCTGCCGAGCATCTTGGCGGGCATATCAAGGCCGGGTTTGAGCTTCTCGGCACTGATCGCGGATATTTGCGGCCTGAGACTACGGCTGGCACGTTTGCGGCGCTTGGCGCCCTGTTTCCCCAGCAAGCGCAGCGCATGAAGCGCCTGCCGGTGTGCCTTTGGCAAGCCGGGAAGTCCTTCCGGGACGAAGCGCACGGCGAGACCATGCGCGCCACCAAGCTGCGCCTGCGGGAGTTTTGGCAACAGGAGTTCCAGCTATTCTGCCGGCCTGACACCAAGGCGGACTACATCGGCGCGGCGCTGGATGCCCTGACCGCGCGCTTTGGCGGCGAGGCTGCCCCGGCTGATGACCTGCCGCATTACAGCCGACGGACGGTGGACTGGCACATTCAGGGCCTAGAGGTGGCGGGATGCTCCGAGCGGACGGATTGGCCCGACGGCATGGTGTTTGAGGTGGCCATCGGGCTTGATAGGCTGATGGCGCTGAAAACCGCTTGACAAGCCTCTGAATTATTTGTAGGGGGGCTTTATCATTGACTTTCTGCGCCCGGAGCCTAGCAAGGCTGCCGGGGATAGCCGTGGGTTCACCAGGTGGGTGAAGCAAGTGAACATCTAGCCCGGCATTTTGCGCGGCTGACGAGCCCGAAAGGGCGAAACGCTTACGCGTCCCGCGGAGTCGCCCCAGCCGGGGAATAACTGGCGACCTAGGCCCACCACTTTAACCGCCCGGAGCCCCACAAGGCCCGGGGCATCGTCTCACCTGCCAAGCGCAGGAGGAGCATTCGAAGCCGCTCCGGTTAGCCTGAGCGGCTTCAGCATTTTCATGGAGAGACACGATGGGCACGAAGCGCAAGGGCGGCAAGAAATACTAATGGGCGGTCGCACCAGCGCGACCCGCAAAGGCAACGGTCCCGGCTACGGCGGGCCTGCCAAGGGCGCCAGACGTGGGAACGGGCGCGAGGCCTATACTGCCGACACGCAGCCATCCCCGGACGCCAAGCGCGCGGGTCATGAGGTCGCGGCAGAGATACGGGCGAAGATTGCGGCTCGCAAGGATGAAATTCTCGAAGCGCAACTGGCGCGGGCGACGGATGAGCACAATCCTTCCGGCCATGCGGCGGCGGTGGACTTGCTGAACCGCATCATGCCGCCAGAGAGCAAACAGACTGTTTCCGGCGATGCTGACGCGCCGCTGGCCTTCACCATCGTTACCGGAGTGCCCCGCGCGGAGGATTAACCATGTCGCGCGTGATTGACCTTGGCTATCGGGCGCGGGAGCAATTCGCGCCATTTCATCGGCGCCGGGAACGCTGGGCCTGCCTTGTGGCGCATCGGCGCGCGGGCAAGACGGTGGCCTGTGTGGCAGACTTGGTTGACGCGGCATTGCGCTGCACCAAGCCTAACCCGCGCTTCGCCTATGTGGCGCCGTTATATGTCCAGGCAAAGGACATCGCTTGGGGCTATGTGAAGCAATTCACGCGGGCTATACCGGGAGCGGCTTGGCACGAAAGCGAGTTGCGGTGCGACCTGCCGAACGGGGCGCGCATTCGGCTTTACGGGGCCGAAAACTACGAACGGTTACGCGGCCTGTATTTTGATGGCGTGGTGCTGGATGAATATGCGGACATGCCCCCGGCCATCTTGCCGGAGGTGATCCGCCCTGCGCTTGCTGATCGGGAAGGC